AAGCGAGATTTACAGCTCCAATTTGGCCAGATATTCATAAATCAGATTATTTAAAAGAAGCAGAACAATACTACAACGAAACCTTTAAATCAGAATAGAATGAAAACAGCAGTAGAATGGTTGATTGAAAAAATGTCTTTAGAAGATGTTTGTAAATACTCTAATGAATTAGCAGAAGTCAAAGAAATGGAAAAAGCAGAAAAAATTAAGGCACAAATCGACGTACTTAGTTTACTTAATGATACTCATCCGCTTAGGATTAACATTATGATTAGAAATCTTAAAGAACAATTAAAAGAATTAACTTTCAAATCAGAATAGAATGCAAATAACAAACCCAACACGTTTAGTCTTAGCATGGAAAGCTATGGCATACACATTAAAATTTAATTGATATGACAGCAAAACAAATTAGATATTCACGAATAATTAAGCACTCAATACAGTATTTTTTTACACTGAATAAAATATACAAATATGAGATTGAGCATTATTATTACATGATAAAATTTAAATTATAAGACAATGGCAGAAGAGGCAAAAATGGCACTGTTACTTTTCACTGTAGGAATAGTTTTAATAGGAATAGGATTAATAAAAAAGCATGGAGAAGATAATTGAATACATAAAAGCAAACGGTTTAGACGGTATTAAAAAAGACCGTGACAGTTGTTATCAGCGTTATTACTTGTATAATATACTACGAGAACACGGATTAACCTTGTACGAAATAGGAGATATGTTTAACAAGCTACATTGTACTGTTATTTACGGTATTAGGATGCATAAAATGTACGAAGAAATGAACGATGTACTTTATAAAGAGCATACTCGAATGGTTCGTGTTTTGTTTGACGTACCCGCTAACGGTTTTAGTTTAGAACACGACGTATTAAAATGCAATACCGTACGTAAGTTAGAATTAATTAAGTTAAGAATTAGATGTAAATACTATGAAAAAACGAATGAAGAAACGCCGCAACTTGACACGGTTTAGAAACACGCCTTTAACAGTTAGAAATTTAAGAGTAGCAAAATACTGGAGAAGAAAATTAATAATAAAAACAATAAACAACGAATTCGATTAATTATGAAAAAGATTTTATTTATAGCTGGCTTATTTTTAGCCACAAGCTGTTCAAAAGAATGTAATTGCGGTATAATTACAAACGACGAAATAACGCAAGATGCAAACGGTAATGATTGTTATACATTATCAATTAAAAATGCGTGTTCAGGTAACGTTAAAACGTGGTGTTTTGACTATAATTTATGGTTAAACAACCCCGTTGGAGGAAATTTTTGTGTTACAAATGAAACAAGTTGGTAGTTATTAAAAAATAATTTGTATATTTGTACATCTGAAATGACAACCACATGAACAGAAAGACTTTTTTATTAATCCCTGTACTCGAAATGCCTCGTGGTTGTGGCTATTGGTACGGGGATTATTTTATAAATAACAACCATGACAAATCAACACGGATGGATAAAACTCCATAGGCAAATTCTCGAATGGGAATGGTATTCAGATAATAATTGTTTTAGGTTATTTCTTCATTTGCTTTTAAAAGCTAATCACAAAGAAAAAAGATTTAAAGGTATTGAATTAAAAGTTGGTTCTATTGTTACGAGCCGCGATTTACTTGCACGTGAAACGGGTTTAAGTTCACAACAAATTAGAACAGCGTTAAATAAGCTAATTTCAACCAACGAAATAACCAGCGTTACAAGTTCGCAAGGCACTATATTACAAATAGTTAGCTATGAAAAATACCAAGTAGCAACCAACGAAATAACAAACGAGCAACCAACGAGCAACCAACGAGTAACCACTAACAAGAATATAAAGAAAGAAAAGAAAGAAATATATATACCTGAATTTAATGAATTTTTAGAATATGCAATTTCACAAGTGCCAACCGTAAACAAAGAAGATGTTAGACTAAAATACGAAAGTTGGAAAGTGAACGAATGGAAAGACGGCAACGATAAAAAAATTATGAATTGGAAAACGAAATTGAATAATACTTTGCCTTACATTCGTAAAGACGAATTCAAAACATATACGCCTAACATAATACACGAATAAAATGTACAAAAGACTAAGCGACTTACAAACGGAATTACACAATATAAGGCACGAAAAGAACGTACGCGGTAAATCAATAGGCTGGACTTTTGACCAAATACCATACACCGTAAAAGAAGGTTGTACAACTTATATAGGAGCAGCACCCGCAAGTGGTAAAACTGAAATATGGTTTGAGTTTCTAATTAATTTAAGTTGTTTACACGGATGGAAACACGTAATATTTTCACCTGAAACGGGTAATGCTGCGGAAATTTACGCGGAATTATGCTATAAATATATAGGGAAACCGTACACAATAGGCGAAAACAATATGACACAAGGCGAACAAGTGGCTGCCGAAATGTTTGTTAACGATCATTTTATAGTAATTGACCCTATCGACGAAGATTTAACGCTTGAAAACTTCTATAAATTAGTAGATGAAATTGAACGTACGCAAGAAATAACAATTAACACAACTACGATTGACCCTTGGAACGAACTTACTGAAGAATATATTCATTCGGATTTAGGACGCGAAGATAAATATTTAAGTAGAATTTTAGGAATGGCACGTAAAAACGCCCGAAAGACGAAAAGACATAATTGTATTATAAACCACGTACGTGACCAAGCACCAGTAACACAAAACGGACATACATTTTACCCTATGCCAACGGCCCGCGACTTCGCTGGCGGCCAAGTATGGTTTAGAAAAGGTTTAACGGTTTTAATTCCGTGGCGCCCGCCAGCTGGAGTAATGGATAGCGAAGGTAATTTATATGAAGAAAACGAAGTACATTTAAAAGTGGCTAAAAGCAAGCCTAAAGGCGTTTCAAAAAACGGAACTTACAAAATGTATTTAGACGTAGAAAAATATCAATACTATATAAAAGACATTGTAGGAAATAAAATATACGCTATGCGACAAAAACACGAATTAAAGCCCGTTTCAAATAGTTTTCCTGTACGTAACCCTGATATTGTAAACGGAAAAGAATTACTTTCGTTTAGTGAACGAATTAAACAAGGCGCATTTGAAGAATTAAAGCCAATTGAAAACAAGAATGGCGAAATGACTATGCCATTTTAAATAAAAAAGTATGTTAGAAATGATAAAACGTAAAGCGGGTTTAAACGTAGTTTACTGGAAAATAAAATTTAGTTTAGACAACATCAAAGAAAAACACGAACACCGTACCGACCTAATTGAATCAATGGAAAAGAGTTTAACCGAAGTAGGCGAAGCGGTGCAATACTTAAACCACGTAGATAAAATGTTAATGGCTACGAATAGACGTAACCACGAATTAGAACTTGAAAACATAAAGCTAAAACAAGAAAATAAGAGTTTGAATAAGCATTTAGAAATGTTAATAAGCGGTGAAATATGAAGATACTTAATTTATACGCTTGTTTAGGCGGTAACCGTTACAAATGGAACGAAGTAAGCGAAGATATAGAAGTAACTGCGGTTGAATTAGACCCCGAAGCAGCACGTTTATATCAAGAACGTTTTCCGAATGACACGGTAATTGTAGCTGATGCGCATCAATATTTATTAGACCATTATAAAGAGTTCGATTTTATTTGGAGTTCGCCGCCGTGTCCTACTCATTCACGTGCCAGGTATTGGAATAGTTCAAATTACGACACAACAACCGAACCCGTTTACCCGGATATGAAATTATATGAAGAAATATTGTTTTTGCAGCATTATTTTAAACACGGTAAATTCGTAGTTGAAAATGTAATACCGTATTACGAGCCTTTAATTCATGCTCAAAAAAGAGGGCGTCACTTATATTGGACAAACTTTAATTTACCAACTGATTTAAACGAACGTAAATATAGAATTTCTGGCAACAAAGAAAACCCTTTAAACGATGAATTAAAAATGCTTTGTAAATTTCACGAAATAAATTTAGAAAAATATAAAGGAGAACAAAAATTAATAAAAATGGCGCGCAACCTGGTAGACTATGAAGCGGGAAAAACAATACTTGAAACGGCTTTAAATATTTATAGAAAAACGGATGTTAAACAAACTTCAATATTTGATTACCTATGAAAACACGAAAATGTAAGTACTGTAAACAACCCTTTGAACCGTCCGTGTTTTTGCAAAAAAATTGCTTTGACCCTAATTGCGTAACTGAATGGATAAACGAAGTAAAACAAAAGAACTGGCAAAAGAAAAAAGCGAAGTTAAAATTAGACTTAATGACTATTCAGGACTACATAAAATTGGCGCAGCAAGTATTTAACAAATATATTAACCTACGAGATAACGGATTACCTTGTATAAGTTGTGACAAACCAATTAACGGACGTATAAACGCTTCGCATTACTTCAACGCTAATAACCATTGGAACGTTCGTTTTAATGAATTTAACGTACATTCATCTTGTATTAATTGCAATCAATATTTAAGCGGTAATTTAATCGAATATAGAAGTAGATTAATTAACAAGATAGGAATTGAACAATTAACACTTTTAGAAGCTGAAGCCAATAAAACACGAAAGTACACGATCGAGGAACTAAAAGAAATAATTAACACGTACAAAAAAAAGATAAAGAATTTTGATATATAGTTGTTATATTAAAAAATTATATTAATTTTGAAACAATTAAACAAAGCACAATGATAAAAACTTTTGAAGAACACACCAGCGAATTAACAGCTGAAGAAATGCAAATACTAAATATAGTAATTCACGGATTTAGACAGTATAAGAAAAACAATCCGATTAAGAGCGAATTAATAGTAACACGAATGAACCAGTATTTACAAAACAACGGATACAAAATCAAAATGACTGGCGTACGTTTACGTAAAATGGTTAACTACATACGCACAAATGGCTTAATACCGTTAATAGCTACGTCACACGGGTATTTTACAAGCGATTGTAAGCAAACTATACTTGAACAAATTCAAAGCCTTCAGGAGCGTGCAAATTCAATTGAACGCTGCGCACAAGGTTTAAAGAAATTTTTATGAAAGTAACGGATAAAATAGAAATAACAAACGAAGATAACATGTTATTAATGGCACGTTACCCTGATAACTATTTTGATTTGGCTATTGTTGACCCGCCTTATGGGATAGGAATTGAAACAAGCGGAACTCACTTTAAAAAAAACAAAGCAAAAGGATGGGATAATGAAACACCTACAAAAGAATATTTTAATGAATTAAAAAGAGTATCAAAAAATCAAATTATTTGGGGTGGAAATTATTTTTTTAATGAATTAGGAAATACAAAAACATTTTTAATTTGGGATAAAAAAATTGCTGAAAATATGAGTTTTGCAATGTGTGAACTTGCTTGGACTTCTTTTAAAAATGGAGCAAAAATATTTAAACAAACACCTACACAAATTGAAAGAATACACCCAACACAAAAACCTACTGAATTATACAAATGGCTCCTTGACAAATACGCTCAACAAGGTAACAAGATACTTGACACTCATTTAGGCAGTGGCTCAATAGCAATAGCGTGCCACGATTACGGCTTTGAACTAACGGCTTGTGAATTAGATTTAGAATACTACGAAAAGGCGGTTGAACGAATAAACAACCACGTAGCACAATTAAAATTATTTTAAGTATTTTTTTTTAAAAGCTATTGTTATATTAAAAATTAATATTAAATTTGTAAAAATTAAACAAAGTAAAATGAAACATTTATTAAAAAGTCTGGCAGCGTTCCAGCAAGAGGTGAAAGTAATTCACAAGGCGACACAAGGGTACGGGAAAAAAAATAATGTAATATTTGCGTATATCCGATAAATTACATACCTTTGTTAAAAAATAAAGAAATGGAAATTTGGAAAAACATAAAAGATTATGAAGGCTTGTATCAAGTATCAAATACTGGAAAGGTAAAAAGTTTAAAAAGAGTATCACTTAATAGCGGTAGTTATAGCGGTTCTGTTTTGGTTAAAGAGAAAGAATTAAAACAAACTATAAATAAATATGGATATCACGTTGTTACTTTGTTTAAAAACGGGGTTCGAAAATTTATGACTGTTCATAGGTTAGTCGCTCAAGAGTTTATTTATAGACCTAATGAATATAGAGAGGTAAACCACCTTGATTTAAACAAATCAAATAATCACGTTACTAATTTACAATGGTGCAATAGAGAACAAAATATAAATCATTATTATGAAAACTCGAATAAAAGTTCTAAATATAAAGGAATTTCATATTCAAAAGAAAGAAATAAATGGTGTGCGTATATTGATATAAATAAAAAAAGATTTTCACTTGGAAGATTTAAAACTGAATTAGAAGCAAAAGAATATAGAGAGGATTTTATTAATAATTTAAAAAAACAAAGCAATGAAAAATGTACTTAAAAGTTTAGCAGCATTTCAACAGGAAGTTCCTGTTATAATTAAAAACAGTCAAGGTTACGGCTACCAATTTGCTGATTTACCTAAAATTTTCGATGAAATAAACCCGTTACTACAAAAACACGGATTAGGATTCACGCAACTAATAAACACTAAAGAAGGAGTTAACTATTTAGCAACGGTAGTATTTCATGTAGAAAGCGGTGAACAAATAGAAAGTAATTGCATGATCCCGTATGTACAACTAAAAGGAATGAATGACTTTCAAAGTTTCGGTTCGGGCGTTACGTATTTCCGTAGGTACTGTTTGAGTTCGATTTTAGGATTAGTAACCGACAAAGATACGGACGCTTCAGGCGAACAGGTTAAAACAAATAAAAAGCCTAAAATTGACAATGATAGACTTGAAAAAGCTATTGCAGCCGTTAAAAGTGGTAAATATGAATTAGCTGATATACCGTTAAACTTTGATTTAACTGATGAACAAATAGAAATACTTGGTAGAATATGAGAATTAGAGCATCACAAATCGGAAAAATAATGACGAACCCCCGTACAAAGGGGGAACGTCTTTCGCTAACTACTAAAAGCTACATTTTAGAATTAGCAATACAACAGAAATACGGAATACACAAAGAGTTCTGGAGTAGATACACGGATAAAGGTATTGAAGTAGAAGACGAAGCCATTAAGTTAGTAGGCGAAGTTTTAAACGTAGGCTTTATTTACAAGAATGAAGAACGAATAACGAACGAATATATAACTGGCGTGCCTGATGTAAACACGGATGTATTGATTGATGTTAAAAGTTCTTGGGACGCGTTTACGTTTTTTGAAAAGGTAGTAGAAGACGAATTAAAAAACAAAGATTATTACTACCAGCTTCAGGGTTATATGTGGCTAACTGACAAACAAGAAGCTTTATTATGCTATTGTTTAGTTGATACACCTTTGCAAATAGTAGAAGACGAAATTAGAAGAGAACACTGGAAGCAAAACTTAATTAGTGAAAGTTCCGATTTAAGGGAGTTTGTAGAAGACAAGCATACATTCGGACATATACCAATGGAAAAGCGCGTTAAAACGCACATAGTAAAGCGTGACGATGAAGTTATCGAAGCTATTAAAACACGAATAGAAGAATGTAACGAATATTATAACGAAATAATAGACTTAATATGAACCCTGAAGTAAACCAAGAAATACAAGACTTAAAAAAAGAACTAAAAGAAATAAAGCAATTAATAGAAGCTTTAACGTCGGTAACTGATGAAGGCGGTACGGTAAACGGAGATTCTTTAATAATTAAAATGTTAAAAATAAAAATAAATAAAAAGTAAAATGGAAAAAAGAGACAACAGCGGAGCGTTATTCACAAACGACAAAAAGACGAAAGAAACGCATCCCGACATGAACGGTAAAATAACAATTTTAGGACGTGAATTTTATATAAGCGCATGGAAAAAACAAAGCAACAACGGTAAAAACTATTTAAGCTTATCAATAAAGCCAGCTGAAGAACAACAAGCGAAGCCACAAAGCAATGATATATCCGACTTCTTAAATGATTTCTAATGAAAGCAAGTAAAATAATAGCAAATAGCGACGAGTTAACGCGTAAAATGTTACGGGAGTACCTACAAAAAAACGAACTATCTTTAAATGCTTTTTGTTTAGATGCTAAACTTCATCAAAGTAATATTCACACGTTTTTAAATGGTAAGTCTTTGACAAGTAAAACGATCCAGCGTTTAGCGAAATACCTAAATGAAAAAGGAATGTAACGGTTTGCAGATAGGCGATGTGGCGGATTTTGGAACGCTAAACTATCTGTAAGCATTAAATTTAATTTGAAAAACGAAACTTAATACTAACCGAGAACCCCGCCATATTGCCTATGTGCTGTTATAGGTAGGGCTTCTCACAAAACTTAAATAGAATGATAACACCAAAAGAAAAAGCAGAAGAATTAAAAAATCAATTTGATATGGTTATTTACACTGACCAAAATCACGATGACCAAGTAAAAAGATGTGCCTTTAAATCAGCAAATGAAACTTGGAAGGTTTTGTGGAATCTATATGACAATCCAAACACTTCTGATAGTGCCGAGATTATAATTAAAGAACAAATTGATTTTTGGGCAGATGTTAAAGCGGAGTTGTCATGGCCTTACCTATAACGTTAAAGTGCTTTGCGATGTGGCGGTTTCAAGGCACTACACTTTCAATTTAAAACAAATGTTCAATCAAGGCACTAACGCTGAATTTTGCACTTCACCCGCCATAGCGCAAAACACGTGTTACCTGCCGTATTTTTAAAAATTATGCAAGAGTTAATTAATCCAAATGTTTATCAAGTCGGTGAGCAACTTATACTCCATAAGTATCCAAATGCAGCCGCAACCATTCGCAAAATTAATAAAACAACCATAACAGTTGAGTTGTCTTCTGTTGACCAAAGTTGCGATGGTAAAATGTTTAATGTCAAGCCTGACGATATTGCTCAACACTGGAAGCGAAGTCGGTCATAATATGGCAGGTAACACAAAGCTAAAAGACGTTTCAATGTTTTTTAGCAACTGTTATTTTTTTTCTAAAAGTATTGTTTATTTAAAAAGTTATATTAATTTTGAAGAAATAATTAAAACAAAGCACTATGAAAACACGTAATTGGAAAATTGAAGCGGTAGATTTTTACAATAGAACTGGCTATTTTGATATTAACCTTGGTAGATTTGGTTACATGGAATTACAATTTGACGTAGAATTTACCCGTGACGGTAACGAAGTAGAAGAAGCACAAGTATATTTAACGAGATACGATTTATACGATGCTGATTACAACTACGTAAAACACGGAATACTAAACAACCGTAATTCAAAACTAATTTGTGAGTCCTTACAAGAACTAATTTACGATAACCCTACTGCATTCGGTTTTGAGTACGAAGATAAAGCTGAAGAACTTTTATACTGGCAAGAATTAGCACGTGATGAGAGATATTAAAAAAAAAGTATAACTTTGTAATGTGAGATACATTCTACTATTACCGTTTTTTATAGCCTTGTTCGTTTTGGACAGGGCTTTTTTGGTTTTGGTATATTGGAAAAATGCTCCTAAATTTGAGGACTGGGTATATAAAGACGAATTAATACTTGAATCAATTCATCGTGTTTGCGTAGGGTTATTAGTTTTGTTACTTGTTGAATATTCAATTTCAATTTTTTGAGTAATCTATTTTTAATAGAATTAAGCAAGCACCACCACGAATGGGTAAAGATTGTTTCTACTTTTGGTGAAGATTATTATTGTGAGGATATAGTTCAAGAGATGTATTTAAAAATGGCGAAGTTAGATAAAGTCGAACGGTTCTACATTAACGGTAAATTGAATAAGAACTTTGTTTGGACTGTATTACGTAACATGGCTTTTGACTATAAAAAAAGTAAGTCACGGATAGTAAAGGTTAATTTAACTGAAGCTATGCAACTAAAAGACGAATACCAACCCGAAATATTAGAAGCGAAGAAACGTTTTGAAATAAAAATGATAGCTGAAATAAAAACGTGGCATTGGTACGATCAACTACTATTTGATTTATATAGAACTTCGGGAATGAGTACACGACAAATTGAAGGCGTAACGGGAATAAGTTTTAAAAGCGTATGGAAAACAATTAAGGATTGTAAAGACCGTTTAAAAGAGAATGTAAAAGAAGATTACGAAGATTTAATTAACCAAGATTACGAATTAATAAAATGAAATTAGACGAAAAAATATTAGATAAAATGTTAGATATTTCAAAATTTACAACAAATCAAATAATTGATTTAGGTGTTAAGTTTTGGATTTCAAAAGATTTTACTGAATATCCAAGTAAGCATCATTTTATAGATGTAATTCAATTACAAGTATTAGAAGATGACACAATACTTTTAGGAACTGAAGAACAATTTTTAAAATATAAATTATATTAACATGACAAGAAAAAGACGAACAAAAGCCGAAATATTAGCGGCTAAAAGCGAAGGTTTAGGGGACAC